TGCCTGTACCTAAACTGCCCAATCCTGATGCGTTACTTCCTAACGTTTTTAATAATGATGAAAAGTCCATATTGTTCCCCTACGTGACGTTAACAATTTTAAAGATAGGCTTGCCTGTCCCATCATCTACGGCCACGAGCAGACTATTACCCTGTGGATTGGTTATTGCGTCATACGGTTCATTGTTAAAAATTAACGTGCCAAATTGACAAGTATATACGGTCAATCCTGTAGCCTGGTTAATTACGGTATGGTTTTGTATGGTGGTAATATTATTTTTGGTTTGTGATGGCACCACGCAGCCTTCATTGCCAAAATTGTCTTGCAATGATGTTATCAATGTTTGACGAAATGTTTGCTCTTCATCAGATGTATTGCCTTTGTCATCAACCATGCGCCCGGTTTGTCATGTGTAGGTCTCACAAATCCCGTCGGTGACCACGAATCGCTCTAAACCATGGAAGCGAAGCTGAAATGTGACATCATTGGCTTGCCCTAATCTCTGATAAATAAACCGGCTTTTACGTTTACCGGTGGGATTCATATCTAATCCGTAGCTACTACCAAAGTTTTCACCGCCATCTCGGGAGATAGATAGGTCTACTCTTTGGCTGGAAATTAATGATATTGTTGTTGGCGCAACATTTAGCTGCGTATCAATAAGTATCCCATTTTCGGTTGTTATGTCTTCTCCGCTTTCAGTGGCTAATGATATACCTCACTGCAATTGCTGAGATGTTCGGCTGATAAATCTATTTGGCTCGCCGTTTAACAATGAAGTTTCGTTGGTCAGGCCGTCGTAATGGTGGCGTTATTCGCACGCGTGGTATTTCATCTTGTGAACCATCCGCATAAGTCGCATGAGATAATACTGTATCAAACAAATAAATATTGCCACCGTTTAGGCTCACAAAGAAATATTGATTATTAAAATAAACTACTTCACGGGCAGGATGATAGTTTAAATCAGGATCTGAAATATTGAAGAATAAGGCTGATTCGAAATCATAAGCATAAGACAAATTATCTGTGATGAAGGTGAACTGATAAATTAAATGCCCGTCTTGTTGAAACAGAAAAGCCGTACAATTGGTTGGGTCGGTCAGATTGCCAAGCTTAAAATCAATACCGTCGGTTGTAATGGCTTTAACGTTGTTTCCGGTTGCCACCATAATTACAGGACCTGATTGTTCATTGATAGCTAACCAAACGACATAGTTATTTAGATAAGCAATACTAGAGGCATTCAAACAACCATAATCAACATTAAATGTACTGGCTCGTTGATAAGGAAATAAAGCCGCTCCTATATCTTGCCATTGCTCGGCAACGGTACTGCCAAACAAGAATAAGTTATTGCCCGCGCCTGGGATTGGCAAAGCCGCTTGCACATAGTCCGGCTTACTTTCCAATGCACCTTGATAGGCGGCTGAACTTATCCAGTCAGTTGCGTCATTTAATGCTGACAATACCCAGATACTGGTATGCAGCGATGCAATTATAAGCCTACCATTTTGGAATGAAATATATCCTGGATTGTGGTATGGAAACTGTATTGAAGTTAATTGAGTAAAAGCATTGGTGGCATAGTTATAAACATATACATAAGACCCATCAGTGATACATATTTGTGAGTTATTATTTTCACTGATATAAACATCGCCACTGGTGGTTGAGAGCGTACTAATTTGCGTGGCAACTAATGCCGTTGATATTTTATAAACAACATCTCCAATTACAGCAATCATAAAGTTCCCGCGGGTGCTGGTATGAATGCCTCGACCGGGTGCTTGTGATGATGTGGTGATAACACTTTTATATCCAGCATAGGGGACTAGAAAATTATCCGATACGATCATGTTCCACGTTTGAGCGTTGCTCACCTTTGGATAACGACCGAAAGTTGACCCGCCAACAATGGAAACCGGCATTTCTTGTATTTGCTGTGAAGCGTTAGGTGCTGGCATTTTTTGCCTTATTTTGGCATTAATTTCTTATTGTATTCTAGCATAATAAGCGTAGAATTGAACGCATTCAATACTGATAGGATAAATGTTGATGGCTAATGCTGATGTTGTTATATGCTTTCCGCCGCAGACGTACTTTGTAGACAAAGATACTGGTGCCCCGTTATCCGCCGGTAAAGTATTTTTCTATAGCCAAGACAATCCTACTGAATTAAAAAATATTTATCAGCAAACTGAGTTGCCATCTGGCGAGCCTGGGTACAGTTTATTAAATAACCCGGTCATATTGACCAGTGTTGGTACGTTTGGTGATGATTCTGGCAACGACATCAATGTTTATTTGTATCCTTTTGTAGGCGCACCCACTGATTTATCTCCTGGTGAACCAGAGCCTTATTTTCTATATGTAGAAAGTGCCACAGGGGTATTTCAATTTACTCGTATGTTCTGGCCACCCAATACGGGCGGAAGTGGTTCGGGCACTAGTGTTGCACTGTCCAGTACAAATCAAATAACCAATTCTCAGTTTATTGAAACATTATTTATTACGCCTGCAACATTTAATGTAAGTGGCGTAGGAACGATCACGCAAATAGCACCTGGATGGTCTGCTTTGACCTCTGGATCAGGCACTGTAACAGTTAGTCAAATCGCATTGCCTTTTGCTGACAGCACCAACGGAACGAACGCACCGTATGCGTTACAAATTGATTCAGCATCTCTAGATTCCATTTCTATTTATCAACGATTTGAAGCTGATCCTCTTTTGCTGTCTGGCGGCTTTATATCAGGATATGCTCAAGTAGCATCATTAAATGGTTCTGGTGCTCAATCAATTTCATTGCAATATCAGCCGTCATCTGGAACAGATATCAATATCGTGACGATGAGTACGGCTCCGGATGAAAGTTTCACTCAAATTTCAGCAACTGTTGCGGTACCATCAACAAATACAGACATCGCGCCCACTGGATACGTTGATTTCGTTGTGGTGCTACCTAAAAATATCCGCATTCAAATAACAAGCGTGCAATTAGTAGGCGCAACCGCACTTGCTTCGGAGCCTGCTTATCTACCATTGTCCACTCAATTGCAGACTAGCAATCTGTATTGGTATGATAAGCCTGCGCTGGACTATAAACCGATCCCAAGTTATTTAATTGGGTGGGATTTCTCTTTCAACCCAGCACAGTTTTTGGGTGATTCTGGTTCTTTGGGCGCAATCGGGGCTAATAAATCCGCTTACATTTGGGATCAGACCATAGCATTTCAAACGGTAAATAATAGCCTTGGTTTTTCACGAGATGCGGGTACCGGTTCTTTGGTTATTACCCCATCGTCTAGTACGTCTTTTGCGTTAGTTCAATATCTTGGTCAAACCGAAGCGCGCGAGATTTTAAGTCAAAAACTATCCGTTCAATTACAAGCACTTCTGCGACAACTTTGGCTGGGACTGTGTCTTTATATTGGACTGACGATACAACGTTGCCAGACTTGAAAGCAGCTAATTACTTGTCATTGGTTTCTGGTATCACAGCAGGTGTTCCAGCAACGGCAAATGGCACTTGGAATAAGGTTGGATTTGTCGGCAATGGCAATGCTACCTTTACACTAACATCTACGACCAACCAGTTTTCTTTTGCTGGATTTGATGCAATAGCATCAGCTGGTAAAACGACAGCAACCTTTTTTGCGATTGTAGTGGCATTTGATACTTTGGCGGCTTCTTCTACAATGACCATTGATTATTGTTCTCTTGTGGGTGGAACGATACCTACGCGACCAGCTTATCAAGCAGTAGACCAGGTTTTACGTCAATGCCAATATTATTATGAAACAAGTTATCGTAAAGGCGTTATTCCTGGCACAGCATCATCTGGAGCAGGCGATCGAAGATTCGTTCAATTTACATCTTACCCTGGAACCATGAACACCGTTCAAACAATAGCCGTTAGAGCAACGCAATTTAATATTGTGTTTGATTCTGTCAAAAGAACTAACTCCCCTACTGTAAAATTATATAATCCTGTTAATGGTTTAATTGATTCTGGATACTGGGTTTTGGTAAATAGCTCAGTTATAGTTTCTGCTTCAAATGTGACGGCCAGTAATTGGACATTCTCTAATGTTAGCAACAAGTCGGTTGGGTATGATCCGGCAGGGCACGGTGGTGGGCCTACCGTATCGCAAAACGTACAAGGACCCAGTAGTTATCTAGCCGTCCATTACACAGTTGACGCCCGCTTGGGATTGGTCACTTAGGAGATTTTAAATATGAGCACCAAGTTTTCCATGGTTCGAGATATTAATGGGTACAACGGTTTCGGTATATTGCCAACGTATGACATCCAAGGCACATCATTAGCCGTAAGTGCGGCGCAAAGTTTTACTGTTCCAAGTGATTACCCTAATTGGATAGCTATATTCACCTATACGCCAGGTTCTAATATTTGGGTTAGCTTCACAACAACAGCAACAGTTGCCACTACTAGTGTGACATCGTTAACGTCAGTACTCAATCCTTCTGCTCGGCAAGTAAAAGGCGGGAGCACGATAAGCGTTATCACCGCAGATGCCACATTGCCTTTTGTATGTGTTGAATTTCAAATTATTGCACCTTATCAAAACTAAGGAAATAGAATGGGCGTACTTCAAAATCCATTAGGCATTAACTTAACGAAGCATCAGCCTTTAATTGATTGCCCATTCAATGCGTCATACGACCAAGGAGAATCATTTCCTCCTCCAGGGTCAGAGTTTATGATTACTGAGGACGGAATCTTTATGATTACCGAAACATCCCTTGACCTTATGATTACGGAGTAAAACATGGCCGATATTAAATGGAGTGCATTTCCTTCAACAACTGGGACTACAGCCGGTGATTCTGTTGTTGGTCTTCATTCAGGCGCAAACGAACGGTTTTTGGTATCAAGTACGCCGTCAGCATCAGGAATTGCGCTCTGGAATGCCAATAGTAATTTATCTGCTAACAGCACAATAAACGGTTACGCAACTACTGCTACAGCAGCAGCAACGACAACTTTAACGGTTGCAAGCAAGTACCAGCAGTATTTTACAGGAAGCACCACGCAAACGGTTGTAATGCCTGTTACGTCGACGTTAGCGCTAGGGCAATCTTATTTGCTAGTTAATAATAGTTCTGGAAATGTTACGGTTAATGCGTCGGATGCAAGCTTGATTTTAACAATGACACCAAATACAGCTGTGATTGTTACCTGCATATCAATAGGTGTAACTACTAACGCCGCATGGAATGCGCAATATCAATTGAACCAATTGGCTCCGTCAAGCAATAATACAGGAGTTGTATTTACAGGTGGGAACACAACGGATTATCTTTTAGATTATAGTTATCGTTCAGCATTTCTTCTGGGTACTTTTTACCCAAACGCACTGTTTGGTACTTTCTTCACGCTTAATGCACTAGGTTCAACCACGATGAACTTTGGAAATATCCAAGGTCTCTATGGCTTGATAGTGGCAGTTGCCAATACAACATCTATATCATTCCCGTCCTTATTATACTCTAC